TTCTTCCCGCCGTCAATGGTGGTACGGGACTGTCTAGCCCCGGCACTGCTGGCAACGTGCTAACTTCTACCGGAACAGGTTGGGCATCATCCACCTCATCTAGTGGCATTACCGCTGGTAAATCCATTGCATTTTCAATGATCTTCGGTTTCTAAGGAGCTATAAATGGCAAATCCCAACATAGTCGCTGTAACCGCCATTTATGGCAATACGTCTACAAATTTAATTTCATCCACAGCCGACCCGTTTGCAACTGCAATAGTTAATAACACAGCCTCTAGCGGCAAGGTCTATAAGATCAATTCGATTGTTGTGGCCAACGTAGATGGCACTGCAGCGGCAGATATTACGATCAAGATTTTTAGCCAAGACGATCTTGGTGGTACAGGAACAGCAATTGTTTCTACCATTTCTGTCCCCGCTGATGCATCTTTGATCGTGACTGATAAAACCACATCGTTCTACCTGCTGGAAGACAAGTCTATTGGGGCAACGGCAAGTGTGGCAAACGACCTTGTGGTGACTTGTAGCTGGGAAGAGATCAACGCCTAAGGGGGCATCATGCCACTACGTCCTCCTGCTGGGTTTATCTCAGCCTTTTATGATCCGCTGAACAACCCTAATGCGCCGACCATTGGGACGGCTACGGGTGGGGATACAACCGCGTCTGTTGCGTTTACCCCGCCATCTAACGTGGGCGGGTCTGCTATTTCTTTGTACGGTGTTCGTTCAACTCCTGATAGCGTCACTGCAACGGCGGCTTCTTCTCCAATCAGCGTCACGGGCTTGACCAACGGCACACCTTACACATTTGCTGTGTGGGCTATCAACACTTATGGGCCTAGCGCGTTTAGTGCGGCGAGTAATAGTGTGACTCCAGAGGTTTTACAGCGTGGTGTATACGGGGGTGGAAGTTCTAATGTAATGGACTATATAAACATTGCCTCTACTGGTAATGCAACAGATTTTGGGGATATGCTGGAGTCAACTCGACTGTATGGGGCTTTTGCGTCAACCACTAGAGGGGTGTTTGCCGGAGGGAATGATAGTGTTAGGCGAATACAGTACATAACATTTGCAACTACAGGCGATTCAGCAAACTTTGGCAATCTAACCAAGGACATGAAAAACGGTATTGGTGGATGTAATAGCGCAACTCGCGGAGTTGTTGGAGGCGGCTTCACCACTACGTATGATGCCCAACTTGAATACGTAACAATTGCCAGTACTGGCAACGCTACAAGTTTTGGTGACTTAACTACTGCTCGATATGGCGTATCCGCATGTTCTTCCCCTACTCGCGGTGTGTGGGGCGGCGGTGAAAGCTCGGTCGATTTTACTAACATTATTGACTACGTGACTATTGCATCTACAGGTAGTGCAAGTGACTTTGGTGACTTAATAACAGTTGCACGGGACACAACTGCATGTTCCTCAAGTACCAGAGGTTTATTTGCAGGAAATTCAACGCCGCCGGGAACTACGCCTTACTCTAATGTAATTCAGTACATTACAATTGCTTCCGCTGGGAATGCAACGGATTTTGGCGATTTAACCCAAGAAACCGTTAGGGCTGGTGCATGTTCTTCTGCAACACGCGCAACGTTTGGGGGCGGCACTATTTCAGGGGCAACTACTAACGTAATTTCATACGTCACAATCGCCTCTACAGGTAACGCTACAGATTTTGGTGATCTGACAACCTCTCGTGGCTCCTTGGGTGCCTGCTCGTCATCTAACGGAGGAGTTCAATAATGCCAAGCTATTCAGGTGTATGGACACTCACTGCTCAGTACCAAGCCCTTGGTGCAGGAAATTGGCCGGGCGCTCCCCTTCAAGGGAGCATTGGGCTGTTTGCTGGTGGTAATACATCAGGAAGTACCATTGATTATGTCACTATTACTTCCGCTGGTAATGCCATAGATTTTGGGGATTTAACTACAGCAACACAAAGTTTAGCCTCATGCTCTTCGTCAACTCGCGGTTTATTTGGCGGTGGAACTACTGGAACAAAAGTAAATGTTATTGAATATGTAACAATTGTAAATGCGGGTAATGCTACTGACTTTGGTGATTTAACTGATGCAAGGCTTGCTTTGGCGGGGTGCTCATCAGCAACTCGTGGTGTGTTTGCAGGCGGAGAAGGAACGGTTAACCCCACTAACATTATTGATTACGTCACAATTGCCTCAACAGGCAACGCCACAGACTTTGGCGATTTAACAACAGCAAGGCAGCGTATTTCCGGATGTTCATCAACAACTCGTGGCGTATTTGCAGGGGGACAAGGTTCTACTAGCGCAACGGTTTACAATATAATTGATTATATTACTATTGCCTCGACTGGCGACGCCACTGACTTTGGTGATCTTACAACCACCTATCGTTGGGGTTCTGCATCATCTTCCGCCACAAGGGGAGTATTAGCAGTGGGAATTAACGGTTCTGGATCAATTGTTAACACCATTGAATACATAACTATTGCATCTACTGGCAATGCTACAGATTTCGGTGATTTAACCGTTACCAGATATGGAACCGCATCGTGTGCTTCTAGCACCAGATCGTTATTTGGGGGAGGTGAAGCTCCTTCAAACGTTATTGATTTTGTAACAATTGCCTCAACAGGAAACGCCACCGATTTTGGTGACTTGACTGTAGCGCGACAAAATCTTGCCGCCTGTTCCAACGCTCACGGGGGTCTCTAATGGCAATCTCTTCATGGAACGCAGGGATCATCAGACCCGTAGCCGTTGCTCCTGCTGGGCCGTATCAAGACGGAGCGGCTTCCGGTGTATGGACGCTTGACCAAGCAACATTCTGGATTAAACAAGGGCTGTGGCCCACCGCTGGGAATGTTTTGCAGATAGCCGCTTTTGTTGGTGCCTCATCCGGTTTAGGCGCAATACGGATAGACCAAATAAATATTCCCACCACAGGTAATGCCACTGCTTTTGGCGAACTTCTCGCTGCTCAAGTATCTTTAAGTGCTTGCGCTTCCGCAACCAGAGGAGTCTTTGCCGGGGGTAGCGAGGGGGGTAGAACAAACACCATCCAATTTTTAACGTGGTCTTCAAGTGCGGGCACTTCTGACTTTGGAGATTTGACTCAAGCTATTAACTCTTTGTCAGGGTGCAATTCTGCTACCCGAGGCATTTTTGCGGGTGGGTCAAACAATACTTCCGCAAGCAATGTTATTGCCTACATAACAATTGCGGCTACCGGAAACGCTACAGATTTTGGAGACTTGACTGCCAATACTCGTGGGCTTGCCGCATGTTCATCTTCAACGAGGGGGGTGTTTGGCGGGGGTGATCCAGAAGGGTCTGCAAGCAACGTCATTTCTTATATAACAATTGCGTCTACTGGAAATGCTACAGACTTTGGAGACCTAACACAAGTAACCACTTTTCTTGCAAGTTGCTCCACCTCAACAACGGGATTATTTGCCGGTGGGAGCGGCCCGATTAACGTCATTTCTTACATAACAATTGCGTCCACTGGCAATGCTACAGATTTTGGCGATCTTACTTCTGCCCGCTCAGATCTTGCTGCCGCTTCAGGGGTAACTAGGGGGGTATTTGCGGGTGGTAGCGACCTCAATACTATTGACTATGTGACGATTGCCAGCATCGGAAATGCAACTGACTTTGGCGATCTAAGGTACGCCCGCAGTGGATTGGCTGGGGCATCTTCGGCTAACGGTGGTTTATGATGGTGCTTCCCACAAACAGGAGAACCCTTTGGGCAATGAACTGATCCTCGGTAACATGAACACCACTCTGGCTATCAGCAAGCCGGAGTACAACGTGATGTTGAAAAACATCCAAGACCGGATGCCTGCTGTCACACGCGACACCAGCAACTTCCACAAGTCTCATAGCCAATTCATGTCGGTAACGCTGGACGTAACGGCAATCACGCCAATCCGTTCTATTAAGCACACACTTGCCGAAATTGACAGAACTAAGTCTGCCTTACAAGAAGCCTACATTGGCTTGCGTAAGAAGCAGGTGGAACTCAAGAAAAAAGAACGTGAGTTGGAAAGTTGCACCGACCCGCTGGATCGTGAACTGCTTGAGATTGAAATCTTGGAAGTAAACAGCCATCTTGAGGGTACGCAGAACCACGTCAATGGCGCATTGCGCAAGATGAACTTCATGGTGAACCAGCACAAGCAACTGCTGGAAAAGGCTGGCAAGAACGAGATCACCGAAGAGGACTACGAGAAGGAAGAGTCCAAGTACCACATCATGACCTGTATGAAGCAGGCGCTGAACGCCGCCCGTAGCCGCAACGGCATGATTGACGAGGGCAACCTGATCTACCTGTTTGACTTGGGTATCAACGCTGCTCAGGCTCAGGCCGAAGTGTTTGCCTACCTGAACATGGAGAACCAGCTTATCTCCAACGGCACCGCACCAACGCACGAGATGACCATGCGCTGGCTGGAGGCTTGTGCAGACAAGTGGGCCAATGACCCTGCTACCTTTGCTGGTCGCCGTGGCTTCTCTGTGTTTGATGAGTCCAGCTTGACCAACCGTTTGGGCTACGCCCCTGCGGAGGAATAATGCACCTCGTCGTCGGCACACCATGTTATGGGGGGATGATGTGTACCGAGTACACCCAGTCCCTGCTGGCGCTCAAGGAAGCATGTTTGGTCAACAACATCAAGCTGACCTGCATATTCCTTGGCAACGAAAGTCTGGTGCAGCGTGGCAGAAACACTATTGCGCACCACTTTATGCAGATGCAGGATGCCACCCACCTGATCTTTATTGATGCTGACCAGAAGTTTGTGGCAAACGATATTGCCCTGATGATCAAAGCGGACAAAGGAATTATTGGTGGCCCTGTACCTATGAAGGGCGTGAACTGGGACAAAGTGCGCCAAGGCGCTGTGCTTAACCACCCAGACCTGTCAAGACTCACGGGCATCTTCAACATCAACAAGCTGGACGGCTACGAGATGGTGGCCCCAAACCTGCCGTTTCAAGTTAAGCACATCGGAACAGGTTTCATGCTTATCCGTAAGGACGTGTTTGAGAAACTACAGCCTCATGTTGGTTGGTATGACAACGGGGGTGTAACCATCCCCAAGGGCGAGAAGGTGTACGACTACTTCAAGGTACAGAACTACGACCACGAGCTTCTGTCTGAGGATTACAACTTCTGCCACATGTACCGTGAGCATGGTGGAACCGTCTGGGCTGCACCCTGGTGCGAACTCGGACATTTTGGCGCATATCTTTTTAGCGGGCAATACGCCCAAGGAGCATAAAAATGGCACATCGCATGATGAAGTATCGTTTGACCGCAGAAGGCACTGTTCCTTCTTTTCTATGTCTACACGCTGAAGGTGTTGGTGGTGTGTTTGTAGTTGGCGACCCAAGCACCCCTAGCCCAAGAGATATGGTCATGGTTGGCATCTCTGAAACCGATGACATCGGTGACGCTGAAGCTATTGCAACTAAAGCTGACCTGTTGGCGTATTTGACAACGGTGGGCGCGGGCTGGACAATACCTGACCCGGCACAACCCGGCAATCCAGAAGCTACTGTTCCGTTTGACCCATCGGCTGCAACAGACTGGGCATGGAATCGCATGGATGCGCTGAACGCCTAACCATGTGTAATGCGCTGGATTTTAGTGCTCTTTTTGGTGTTTCTACCGGGAGCAGCCAGCCAAGATAAAAAGACCGAATACCGCTGTGTGCGGTGGACGTGGAGCGGGGATGTCTATAACCGCAAAGTTGTTTGCCTACAGTGGGAAAAGGTTGAAAGAAAATGATTGATCCGCTCACGGCCCTAGCAGGCATACAGGCGGCGGTTGCGCTAATCAAGAAGGTCAGCAAGACTGTTGACGACGTGTCGTCGCTCGGTCCAGTTTTAGGCAAGTATTTTGATGCCAAGTCCACGGCCACCAAGGCTGCTGTACAGGCTAAGAAGTCAAAGTCCAGTATGGGGACTGCCATCCAAATTGAGATGGCGCTCGATCAGGCTAAGCGTTTTGAGGACGAGTTGCAACTGTTGTTTATGCAAGCAGGCAAAATCGATGTCTGGAACAAGATTAAAGTCCGAGCCGAGGCAATGGATGTTGAAGCAGCCCACGATGCCAGGCGCGAACGAGAAGCCACTGCGAGACAGAAAAAAGAAATGGAAGAGTTCATTGAGCTTGCGTTGCTTGCGCTAGTTTTCTTTGTCCTGGTCGGCGGCGTCGCTTATCTTCTCTTTGAGATTCTTGATCAGTGCGCCGGTAAATGTGATTTTCAAAGATGAGCGATGAGCGTCTAAGCATTATCGACAAGGTGCTGGCATATGTCAGCAGCCCGTTTCGTCTGTTTGCAATGGTGCTCATGGCCGTCCTGACCTTTGCAGGGTATTTTGTATATACAAACCAAGAGTTGCTGATTGGGGCGTACAAGGAGTCAAAGAAGATTCCAAGCATCGCCGAGGACAGAGTTGAGGACGCGGCGGCGCTCCTGTTTAAGCAGTCTGGCGCTTTGGTGGTGGCGGTGTTCAAAGTCAACAGCATGTTTGGCACAAGGGTTTTGCATCGGGCTTACGGGAAGAACGGCAGAGACAAAACAAACGATGGCTTGGATGTCGGGCTGTTTACGCAGAACGCAGCCAACAACGCGGATGTGGTCAAGCTGATGGCAAGTGAAATTCCTTGCGGAGAATACAAATCTGCACAGAGCGAAATGGGGCTTTGGTATATTGCCAGAGGTGTTGCGTATACCTGCCGTATCAGTGTCCCCCCAGAGCCGGGGAGGTTTGTAGGACAGATTACAGTTGGATGGGCGACCCAGCCTGAAGACATGGACAGCACCCGCGCCATGCTTCAAATTGCAGCAACAATGCTTTCAAGGAGTAAACAGTAATGGACTGGCTTAAACAAATTGCACCAACAATAGCTACCGCAATGGGTGGCCCACTGGCGGGGATGGCTGTGTCGGCTATCTCCAAGGCCATTGGAGTCAATCCTACTGAAGTTAGCGATCTTATCTCCAGCAACAAACTTTCAGCAGAGCAGATTGCTCAAGTCAAGGTTGCTGAGATTGAGTTGCAGAAACAAGCGCAAGAGCTTGGCCTGAACTTTGAAAAGCTGGAGGTTGAGGACAGGAAGTCTGCGCGGGACATGCAATCTAAAACCCGCAGCCTGATGCCGCCAATACTTGCAGGCACAGTCACAGTGGGCTTTTTTGGCATTATGGTGATGATGTTTATTGGCAAAGTCGACAGTAGCAACCCCGCTATTTTGATGATGTTGGGAAGCCTTGGCACAGCTTGGACGGGCATCATTGCATATTATTTTGGCTCATCCGCTGGCTCTCAGGCCAAAACAGATTTGTTGAGTAAAAAATGAACCTCACAGAACACTTTACGCTGGAAGAACTGACTGCTACCAGCCACCGCCAGTTTGACAACACGCCAAACGACTCAGAGTTGGCAAACCTTCTGCGCTTGGCCGAGTTCTTGGAACAGGTAAAAACGGCTCTGGACGGCAAGCCGATCATGATTAACTCTGGGTTCAGGTCAAAGCAGGTCAACGACAGCGTAGGTTCCAAAGACACGAGCCAGCACCGTATTGGCTGCGCGGCAGACCTCCGTGTTCCGGGCATGACGCCTGATGCTGTGGTCAAGGCTGTGATTGCTGCGGGTTTACCCTTTGACCAGATTATCCGTGAGTTCGATTCTTGGACGCATATCAGCGTGACAAACACACCAGACGGGGCCCCACGTAGGCAGGCGCTTATCATAGACAAAGCAGGCACTCGACCTTTTGCCTGATACGTGGGAAAATGAATTATGCCGTTATCCAAAATTTTGTTTAAAACCGGGGTCAATCGGGAAAATACCCGCTATGCCACGGAAGGCGGCTGGTACGACTCCGATAAAGTTCGGTTTCGCCAGGGAAGCGCAGAAAAGATTGGCGGTTGGATACCCTTTTCATCCAACACATTTGAAGGCGTTTCCCGGGCGCTGTGGAGTTGGGCTACGCTGAGCAATCAAACACTTTTGGGTGTTGGCACAAATTTAAAATACTACATCAACAGGGGCGGGGCCTTTTTTGATATCACCCCGATTCGCAGCACCGTTGTTTTAACCAACCCGTTCAGCGTGGCTGGTGTCGGAACATCTGTTGTCAACGTGCTGGATGTAGACCATGGCTGCACTACCAACAGCACGGTCTCGTTCAGCGGTGCGGGTATCACAACTCTCGGTGGAAACATCACGGCTGTCAAATTAACAGGCTCGTTTCAGCTTACCGTTATTGATGACAACAACTACACCATCACGGTTGACGCGGTCAGCAATGCCACTGACCTGGCTGGTTCGCCCGGGGGCGGCACGGTTGTCACTCAATACCAAATCAACGCAGGCCCTGCTTTTCAAATTCCTTACAACGGCTGGAGCGCAGGCACTTGGGGCGGTGGCACTTGGGGCATTGGAGAACCGGGCACTAACGCCCTGCAGTTGTGGAATCACCGAAACTTTGGCCAGAATTTAATCTATGGCGCTCGGGGCCAGGGTGTTTACTATTGGGATGCCAATAAAGAACTTTCCCCTGTTCAGGTCACAATTTCAATTGGTGCTCCCGGTGTCATTACGCTGCCTGGAGGCTTTAGTCTTGGCAACGGCACCCTGATCCAATTTGAGTCTACTGGTGCGTTGCCCACGGGACTGGTTGTGGGCACCACGTACTTTGTCCGCGATTCATCAGCCAATACATTCAGTGTAGCCGCCACGATCAGCGGGGCTGCCCTCACTACCAGTGGAGGTCAATCTGGGTTGCAGTTTATCTCCCAGCGGGGAGTAAATATCTACGGGGTTGAAGATCCGACAGCCCCGATTGTTCACAACTATTTGTTGGTGACCGACTCGCGGTTCGTGGTCCTTTTTGGAACAAACGAGTTTCAAAGCACCACTCTTGACCCCATGCTCATTAGGTTTAGTGATCAAGAAAATCCCTTTGTTTGGGAACCGTTGGCCACGAACCAAGCAGGTAGTCTGAGGTTGTCGTTAGGTTCTGAGATTGTTACTGCGGTGCAGACTCGGCAGGAAATTGTGGTGATCACAGACCAAGCTGTTTATTCAATGCAGTATCTCGGGCCCCCGTTTGTGTTTGGTGCGCAGCCTTTGGCAGACAACATTTCTATCATCGGACCCAATGCTGCGGTTGTTGCATCGGGCGTGGTGTATTGGATGGGCGTAGACAAGTTTTATGCTTACGATGGCCGGGTGCAGACACTCAACTGTGACCTGCGCCGTTACATCTACAATGACATTAATCTAGAGCAGAACCAGCAAGTGTTTGCTGGAACGAACGAAGGTTTTAACGAGATTTGGTGGTTTTACTGCTCTGCGGCAAGCACTGCAATTGACAAGTATGTTATCTACAACTACGAAGACAAGTCTTGGTGTTTTGGCTCCTTGGCGCGGACCGCGTGGCTCGATGCAGGACTCTTGGCCCAGCCGGTGGCAGCGACATACAACTTGCGGCTTGTGCAGCATGAGGTGGGTGTGGACGACAATGAGACGGGAACGCCTGTGGCACTTACTGCGTTTATTTCTTCGTCAGAATTTGACATTGAGGATGGCCACAACTTTGCAGAGGTTTGGCGCATGCTGCCCGACTTGACGTTTGATGGTTCTACTGAAAACTCTTCTCCTGAGCTCGCGATTACTTTGTTTGGCCTGAGCAATTCTGGCTCTGGGGTCACGGGCCAAAAAAGTGGAACGGTGACCAAGGGCTCGACGTTTGTGGTTACGGAAGAGTTCACGGGGCAGATAAACACGCGCGTGCGCGGAAGACAGATGATCTTGAGGGGCGAGTCCACTAAGTTGGGAACGACCTGGCAGTTAGGAGCTACGCGACTAGACATCCGTAAGGACGGGAGACGCTAGATGGCGGAACTTAATGTTCGTCCTCCTAATCTTCCACTGGCTCCTGAGGAATATCAACGTTTCTATCAGGACCAGTTAAATAACGTCTTGCGTTTGTTTTTTGCCCAGCTTAATAACCCTGGGGACATGGGTGGGACTTCATTAAATTTAAATATAGAGACGTTGCCCACGGATGCCGATCTACCTGCTCTTCGTGTTGGGGATGTGTATCGAGACACACAGGATGGCGTTCAAGCAACGAGTCAGATGCTCCGCATTAAAGTCCCAGTTTTTTTAACGGGTGTACAAGGTACAGGATCAGTTGGATCAGTTGGGCCTGTTGGAGGCACAATTACTCTTGGCCTGACGGGTGTCAGTGGCAGTGGCGCAGTAGGCACCGTTACTCCATAATACAGGTATCAATCTAAGGAATTCTTATGGCAACAGCACCACAGGCCGCAATGGAAATGCCGCAGCAAGGCGCAAATCCTTTTGCCGATCCTAATACGATGGCGGTCTATGACCAACTGCGTCAGAGCACGTCTCCTAAAGAGTTTGGTGATGAGATGCTGGCGGGAGCTTCTCAGGCAGACCCCCAGGCCGTGGCCGAGTTTCTTCAAGAACTCCAAGGTCTGAATATGCCGCCCGAGGTCCTCGATGCGCTGAACGATGTGGTCGACGAAATCTTGGCCAGCCCTGAGCGCTATCCTGAGCTGCGCCAGCAGTACATGGAACAGGGCTTGCCGGAAGAAATCCTGCCTGAGCAGTTTGACCCCCAGTTCTTTGCTGCCTTGAACATGGCCATTGACCAGATGATTGCCGCGCCTACGGGCGTGCAGTCGTTTGCCCAAGGCGGTATTGCTGAGCTTAAACCCATTGCCAAAGCCATTGCTAGCTACGGTCGCAACGGCGACACCATGCTGGCCCACATTACCCCGGCAGAGGCTCGCATGTTGCGCCGTCGTGGCGGCTCAGGGACCATCAACCCTGACACGGGGTTGCCTGAGTTTTTTATAAAGAACCTCTTTAAGGGAATAGGCAATGCGCTCAAGAGCGTAGGTAACGCAGTCAAGAAATTCGCCAACAGCACCGTGGGCAAAATTGTGACGACCGTGGCCCTGGGCTTTTTCTTGGGCCCTGCCGCAGCCAGTTTTCTAAACATCAGCTCAGTAGCAGGCGTGGCCGCGGTCAGCGGTTTTGTTGGTTCGGCAGGCGCTACCTTGCTGGGCGGTGGAAACATTGGAGATGCACTCAAGGCAGGCGCTGTTGGCGGCCTGACTGCTGGCGCTGGCGCGGGCATCATGGGTGGCTCGGGAGCGTTTGCTTCCGGTAGCTACACAGGCCCTACCACCATTGGCGGCCAGTTTGACAAGTTTAAAGGGATGCTCCCTGGGAGTTCACCCAGTGTAAGTTTGGCTGAGCCACCTCCCCCCGTACAGGCAGACGTGCCCGTGGACGGCGGGACGCCCGCATCACTTGGTGCCAATCAGGCACCCGTTGATGTAACGCCCAAAAAGGTGAGCTTAAACCTAGACGGCACCCGTGTAAATCCAGGGGGCCTACCTAATGGTGCGCCAGCTCCGGACTTGCCGGGGAGTGACCCATTGGGTGACTTTATTAAACAAAATGACGCTGCACGCGCTGCGGCCAATACCCCTGCCCGTATGCCTGGATCTGGAGTCACCCCCTATAAGCCCACCACCATTGGTGAGTCCTTCTCCAAGATAGGCGAAGGCTTGGGTATGGGCGACAAACCTGCCAGCTATGAAACCTTTAAACAGGGCGCAGGCGAGTTGTTTTCTCCAACCGGCCCGTCCCCAGAGCAGATTGATGCGCGCGCTTTAGAGATGATGAGCAAGAACCCCAAGCTCCCGTTTGATACGGCAGTTAAGCGGGCTACCTCCGAATTGGCCCCAGGCATATTCCGCACTTATGCCCCAGCCGCAGTGGCAGGCCTCGGGGCTCTGGCCGCTTTCGGCGGCTTTGACAGCAAACCTGCTGAAAGTGGACCTATTACCAAGTCTTTGATGAAGCCGGTTACTCAGCGTATTGCGGAAGAGGGCACGCAGCGTCAGATGTATCTGCAGGGTTTGCCTGGCGTCGTGTACGACGACAAAGGGGCTCCTGTGTACGGCCAAAGCACGCGCCTGCCTACATATGATGTGCCTGACTACAACAGCGGCGGGTATGGCCTGCCGCAAGAGCAGGGACGCATGTTCCTGCCTCCCGTATACATCCCACCGCCCAACACCATCGGTTCGCGCAGCGTGGCCCAGCCGTACAACACTTCGGACATGTACCCCAATTTGGTGCCCCGTCAATACGCAGAAGGCGGATATGCCGTTAGCGGATATGCCAAGGGAGGTCCGATCACGGACCTTTATCGATCCGTCCTAAACCGAGATCCGAATGAAGAGGATATTAAGGCTTGGACAGGTGCGTTTGGCACCGAGGTCGACGAGCTGGAGCTAGCTAGGTTCAGGAGAGAAGCAGCGCCTGAGCTTGCCGCTATACAGACTGCTCAGGGGGTACAGGCAGCGGAGCAAAAAGCTGCTCGGGACGCGGCTGCTCAGCAAAGAGCCATGCGCCGGTCCCAGGGCAGCGGTCAGATGTACAACAACATCAATGCGGGGCTCGCGGCCCTCGCGCCTGAGACCAACCCTATGGTCGCCACCGACACCGGTTTTGGTGCACGCAACCGTGCGGCTGGGCTGGGGGCGCTTCAGACGGCATACAACCCAATGCTGCAGCGCCAGCGCGATGCCATGAGTGAACAAGCAGCAATCTTGGCTCGTGGTCCGAGTGCGATAACCTCCGGTATGCCTTTTCCCGAACAACCCTTTCCCATGCCTCGGTTTACAAACGAAGGCAAACAGCCTTTCCCAGGCGATTTACCCCCTGGTTATCCCACAAGACAGCCTTCCGGTATACCGGTGGGTTTTACTCCTATGCCTACTCCAACGGGCATGGGCGGTATTGCAGCTTTGGCCCAAGGCGGTTATCCTCGACGTACTGGTCAAATCAACGGCCCGGGGACCGAGAAGTCTGATTCAATCCCTGCAATGCTTTCCGATGGCGAATTTGTCATGACAGCGAAAGCGGTCCGCGGCGCGGGCAAAGGCAGCCGACGTGCAGGTGCAAAGAAAATGTACGCGCTGATGCATCGGCTCGAAAAGAACTCAGAACGGGGTTGATCTATGGCTACTGAATTTCAAGAACAAATAGTCCGGGAAGCCCCGGACCTTGAAGCCCGCAAAGTCGGTCTCATGGATTCGGCCAAGGCTTTGGCCGACGCCACCAACCAGCGCGCGCTTTACGGGGAATACCTGACGCCTGACTACGAAGTAGCAGGCATGAGCCCCGACCAACTGGCCGCCCTGCAACTGGGTCGCCAAGGTATTGGGGCGTACCAACCGTTCATGACTGCGGCGACTCAGGGTGTCACCACTGGTTCAAATACTTTGGGCGAAGCAGCCGGAGTTTTGCGCGGGGCCGATACCCGTGGCCAGTTTGGCGGGGCGCAGGCGGCGTTGAACCAGGCGGCTGTTCCAATTGGCCAAATGGGCCAGAGCGCTCAATTGACAACGCAGGGTGTTCCGTTGATTGGCCAAGGGGCCCAGCAGTTTGGCGGGGCACAACAAGCATTGCAGCAAGGGATTGGAGCACTGGGCGGTGCAGCGCAAGCGTACGACCCGAGCCGCGTTCAACAGTTCATGAACCCCTATCAGCAGCAGGTAATCGACGAGTCTATCCGTCAGATCAACCGCCAAGGGGACATCTCTCGTCAGAACCTGCAGGCTCAAGCCACGCGCGCCGGGGCTTTTGGTGGCAGTCGCGAAGGCGTGCAACGTGCCGAGTTGGAGCGCGCGCTGTCTGAGCAAAAGAATGCAGCCATTGTTGGCGGCTTGTCGCAGGGCTATCAAAGTGCCGCGCAGCAAGCGCAGCAGGCGTTTGAGCAGCAGCAGGGTCGCCAGTTGGCTCAGGGCCAGGCATTGGGCCAGGCGGCATCTACCCAAGGCCAGCTAGGTTCTTCGCTGGCAGGCTTATCCGGCCTGTACGGCAACCTGGGCAGCCAGCAAGCCAACATCTACGGGCAGCAATCCCAGCTTGGTCAGTCTCTTGGCCAAGGCATCGGCAACTTGGCCACGCAGCAGTTTGGTATTGGCCGGGACATAGCCTCGGGCCTCGGTTCGCTGGGCACGCAGCAGGCCAACATCGGTATGCAGAACGCAGCTCTTGCTCAAAACGCGCAATCTTTGGCTCAGCAGGACACCAACTTTTTGTACAACCTGGGGTCTGCCCAGCAAAAACAAGCACAAGCCGAGCTCGATGCTTCGCGCCAAAACACATTGCAGCAAAATATGCAGCCCTATCAGCAGGCGGCTTTTGTGTCGGACATTTACAAAGGCGCTCCGTCGTCGTCGATGTCCAGCATGCAGCAAGTACAAGCGGCTCCCAGCCCTTTCCAACAGATCGCTGGTTTAGGTATTGCAGGTTTGAGCGCAGCCGCTGCCGGGTCAAGAGCAGGCGTTATTTAAGGACGAATGATGAAAGAAGAAATCCTCAAGCGAGCCATGTTCGCAATGCCCCTGTCCAAGGAGGCTCGCGGCACCGGCATCATGTCGGGCTTTGACATGGAAGAGATGGACGATGATGTGGACGAGAACGCCGACATGGAGAGCATGCCTCCCATGGCGCGCACGCCGCAGAATCCTGAGATCCTAATGAACACCCTGCGCGGTGATATGCGCTCGGTCGACGCTCGCTACATGGAACTGGCTCAGATGGTTGGCGAAGAAGCCGCTATGGAGACGCCACCAGAGGTGCTGGCCATGTTGATGGGCCAGATGGGTGCCCAGCAACAAGGCATTGGCGCGTTGCCCCAGGGTCAAGAAATGCAGCCTCCCCCAATGCCGGGCGAAGCTCCAATGGGTGCTGCTCCCGGTGGTGCCCCTCCAATGGGTGCTTCGCAGATGTCGCCTCCTGCCATGGAGGGCATGCCCCCTTTTCCGCAGGGCGGAGCTGAACAGGCTCCGCCTACCCCAGACGGCATGCCGCCGCAAATGGCAGCGGTTGGTGGAATAATGAGTGCTGCTCAGCGTCTGGCGCAGTACGGTAATCGAGGTGCCGAGGCCGTGAGCCGCGGTGCACAGGCCGCCAATCAGTATCTGGGAAACCTGCTGATGTCTCCGCAGCCTACGCTTCAGCGTATGACGGGCGGAACACCGCCTATGAATTTGGCCGTGCAGGGTCGTGAAACCCTGCTGCAATCTCCTGCCGGAACAATTACGCAGGGCGTAGGTACTCGCGCCGCTCCTTATTTTAGTATGGGCCCGTTGACCGCGCCTACCTTTACCCAAGGCATCGGTACGGCCATTGCTCAGGGCGCGGAGCGCTTTCCAAGAGCAGCACAGGCCCTGAAGAACGTGTTTCCTGGGGCGGCTCTTGCAGCGGGTGCTATCCAATCTATTGGTGGCCGCGAACAGGTGTCTCCGGCTGACGCGGCAGAGGAGATGCGCAGGCAAGCACTTATCTCTCAGATTCCCACAGATGGCTACCCTTCTGCCGCGGCAGAGGAGATCCGTAGGCAAGCGCTTATCTCTCAAATTCCTACAACAGGGTATCCTCCTGCCCCAATGCGCCCGGGTGAGCCACCGCGGTCCGCGCCGCCGCAGGCTGTCGCTGCCCCCATGGCGGCTGACGCGGCAGTTGCGGAGACTCCTCCTTCCGACGATCCTTTGGGCGCGTTTATCACCGAGAAGCTCGCTGCATTTGACAAGCGCCAAGAAGGCAGGGGCAAAACTCTGGCTCAGGATCTAAAAACAGCCGTTAAAGAAAAAAGCAAAATCGATCGCATCCGTGAGTCCCAGGCTGAGTACGCACCTTTGTACGAAGAGCTTTTGGGCGGCGACAAAGAGTCGGCCAAGATCAATGCACTGTTGCTGCTGTCCGAAGCTGGTTTGAAGCTGGCCAGTACCCGCAAGCCTACTTTTGCCATGGCGCTGGCCGATGCTGCGTCTGGCCTGCCACGCGGCTTTGCTGCGATTGCTGCACAAGAACGCGAGCTGGGCATGAAGGTCAAGACTGCTTCCTTACAGCAAGCCATCTCCGACGTGGATGCTCAAGACAAGTACGCTCAAGCGCTCAAATTGCAAGTGCTCAAGGGCGACTACGACCTGCTCAAGGAGCAAGCTAAACAGGGCGGCGGCATCACAGAAGACGGTGGCATGGGC